CCTCTTTCTTTTGATTAAACAAAGAAGCCATCAAATACATCGGCTTCTCCTTTTTCAACGGGCTTCTGTTCGTTGTTGAGATTGCTTGGTATGCCACGAGCTTTCAGAATCGGCTCAATGGCTGCCGTGATCATCTCTCCGATGGCTTCTTTTGTGACAGGCTCCTCGCCTTCGAGTTCGGTTTCTGCGACCTGTGCTTCAGGCAATTCTGCGAATGCCTTTTTGATCGAATCTTCGATCATTGTCTGGACGCTCTCTTTTGTAAGAGCTTCGGTTGCCGGGTTCTCAGGGTCTGTTGCCTCACCGTCTGCCGGCTGATTTGCTTTTGCAATCTCTTCAGCTACGGTTTCTGCAACCATTTTCTTGATTTCTTCAGGTGTCATGATGTTTGAATCCTCCTTTTCAATTTCCTCGTCTTCTGCATCATCATTAAAAGACTCACAGAGATCTGTGAGTATCTGACATGCTTCGTCGAGCTTTTTCTTGTTTGCTGATGATATTTTCTTTCCGGCTTTCTCAACCGGAATCGCAGCAGCGAGCGATTTTGCTATCTCCTGCGTGGTCAACAGGTTTGTTATGATGGTATTGAAGTCTGCGAGGGCTTCACGGATCACGTCCTCATCGCTTTCAAACACATACTTATCCTTTGACCAACTGTAGCGATGTAATACATCTTCAAGTGCGTACCAGGCATTCCAGAAAGCTGAGTTTCTGATACTCTCATTGAAGTTGTCCATTACTTCGCCTTTTTCTACTACCTCGAAGTCAAACCCGAGCATAGACAGCATCCTTTTGGCGATGCCTTTGTTTTCTTTGACTTCGGCTTCCGTGGGTTCGGCTACTGCCGGATAACCTTCACATGTTCCCGGTGTCGGGGTCGCTGCCGGGGTTTCAGGCGCACCTTTCGTGAGTTCTTTTTCCAAGTCAATATCCTCCTTACCATATTTACCGACACCACCCATCGAGAACCCGGTTATTTCACCTTTGACAACCGCTTCCCAAATAGCAGGGTCTGTTATTTCGACAGTCATAAGCCACGTTCCTTTGATAACGAGCTCGTCATCAATCGTCATGTCTGTGGGTGCTATGTAGGTTTCTACGACAGTGACGCCGCCCTCAGCTTCAAAGCTGTGTTGTACGTCTACCTGATCGCCGTTCTTGGCAAACCAGTGTGCTGCCTTCCTGATTTCATCCTCGGTCATGAAGTTACCGTCGGTATCTTCTTTCAGAGGCTCATACACCACGCCCGTGACATAATGCGTTTCGGCGTCGGCCTTGACTATCCTGCCGTACGTAGAGAACTGTGCGTTCCCGTCCTCGGCTTTGGTAATAAGAAACTGTTTCTTGTTGGCCGCCTTATCAACGAGCGATACAAACCGGATCATCGCATCGAAGATTTCTACTGCTTTTACAATTTTTGGCACTCTCGTTCACCTCCTTCCGTGCTGTATTTCAACCACCCAACCGGTTTTGGGCATAAAAAAAGAGCCAGCACCCGAAAGTGCCGGCTGTGTTGATTGTTATTTAGTTGTTAGTGATATTACACTGTGTTACTTAATTATGCTGATAAATCCATATGAGTTTCACTAATAAGCGTACCATCTTTCATACACTCGCGAATAATTGCAGTTGTTGCAATTTCTTTATTGACAAGCTCGTCGTTGTCGTTAAAGTAAAATATTTCTGAGTAATCTCCACCATGTGGGGTTTGCTCATCTACTCGTTCTCTCATTGCTAAAACTCTCCTTCAAAGAAACTTGTTCTATTTGGAAATTGGTCTGAAAAATCGTTTGCAAACTCTAAGTACGATTTAACACTATCTGCGAAATTCTCAATCATATTTGTCGCTCCATAGCTTGTTGTAGCTTTTAGTTTACAGACCTTATAGTCAGCATTTACTATATTTTGCCACTCTCTACTTTTAGAAAACCGTACTCCATTGACTCCAAGTGCTTCATCCCAATTATGCGCTGTTTCGTGGTGTAAAACTCCAAGAATTTTCGAATCACTGAGGTCAATAACCTTATCATTTGCCCAAAAAGTGACGCTTCTTTCTCCGCCAGTAGCAAAAGAAGTAAAACCTTTTTTCTTATATCTTGATGCCCAGTATGAATCTTGTGGGTTTTTATAGTCCACGAACTCTATTGAATCTATCTGCTCCTTTAGTTTATCAGGCAAATCATTATAAATATTTATTGCTCGTTCGGGATCTATTCGTTGCATTGCTGAGTTGTAATTTGCAGGGTATACTATCTTAGTTCCATCCGTTGTTTCGTAAATAAGTGCGTCTTTTATAACAGCGTTGGTACTTCTATCTCTAAACCCGTTACTGAAAGCGTAATCGGATTCATTTACAGGAGTTACTGTACTATTAGCTGTAGTTTTCGGTAAATCTTTCTTGTCATTCCCCGTATTATCCGAATCTCCAATAGGAGCATTCATTATATCACTATTCGTAGTATTTGTAAAGCTTTGCCCTGATAATTTTGCCTCCGCTTCTCTGAGATTCGCTTCTCCTTCCGCTTTCCGCTTCGCCTTGAGTTCTTCCTCCCACTTGCCATCATCCTCAGCTATGGCTTGCCTCTGCATTTCCATACGTTCTTCAAGAGTCATATCAAGGCTTTCAGTAACGCTTTGCATTATGCATTTGCAGTTGATACGCTCACCTGCCGGAAGTTCTTCAGGATCACGGGGATACATCGGGTAGTATATACCACCATCATCACCCATGAGTTCAAACGGTTCATCGACCGGAACAGTCTGACCGGAGATAGCTACATGATTCGGGCGAGGTTCGTTCTTATGGCTACCGGTATGGCGCCACATTTTCTTCTTGACTGCAGGGGTCTGTATATATGATTCCTGTTGTGCAGCAGAATGAGCAGTCAACAGTTCAGTCTGAGCGACTCTACGTGCCCTGTAATACTCGTCACGGATCCCGCTATCCATGATCGTCTTTGCAAACTCCGTGACGCTATGACCTTGCTCAAGGCTCGTAGTAAGCAAATCCTCAATCTGTTTGTGTGAGTTAAGCTGCATTACTTCGGCAAGACCTTCGCTCCAAGTCTTCGCCCAGTACGTTGTACGCTGCGTTATCTCAATGTGTAGTTCATCTGAGCCTATCGACTTTGATATGGTCGCTTCTGCATTCTTGGTTATAATAGACGCTTCTGCGAGCTCAGGATCAACTTCTGCGATATATTCTACTGTCAGGTTCATAACGCATGTAATGATCTCATCGTAGAAGATCACTTCAAGTTCTTCAGCCAGGGTACTTTCCATCTTTATGCTCTGCCAATAGTTCTCAGCAAAAACCAGAAGATCATCGCACTCTTTAAGTGCATCCATTACAACCATTGTATCTTTTTTCAAGCAAGCAGCTACAAGCCTCTCGAATGCTGAGATTTCCTTTACTGTTTCATCAGCAACGGCAAACCCGGCATCTTCCAGAGTATCGGTAAGCTCAGCGTCTGCTTTGGCTATATACGCATTTAACGATTTAAGGAGAGGTCCGCAATCATGGTCTCTAAGCACTTGCCTCTACCTCCAATAGATTACGAACGTCTCTCATGACTGAAACTATCTCATCATCCTTTTTCGCTGCGGCTTTCTCGATGACTTCTTCGATCTGTTCCAAGGCTTCCTCGGTCGATGAAGTACCACCTTCACCATTTCTTTGTCGGAATATGGCGATCGGAACGTCTCCGAACTCTTCAGGATAAGGTTCTGCAGTCTCGCCTAACGCATTGTATGCGATCTCCTTTGCTTTATTAGGTGGTAGTCCTCCGGCTTTTTCGCAGACAGTGAGGATCTTGTTCAGATCTTCCATGTTTGTGATAATCGGAGCTTTGAAATACGCTTCTACATATTTGAAATTGTAATCTTTCAGGAGTTTATTATTTACATCCCAGGCGAGGCTTGCACGTTCAGGTTGAAATACTTGCTCCTCAGTTACCTCCATTGCCATCTGTGCTGTAGCACGGTTAAAGTCAGTTGTATACCCTACATAGATATCGGGTAACAAGAACGACGATTGAGTCTTCCTACGGTTATTGTCAAGATATTCCTGAAACAGTTCATCCTTCTGCAAGATATTGGCAAGCGGCACAGTCTCAATCTCGACCTTGTTCTCAGGATCGAGCATTGTCTGGTTCTCCGCACTCTCAGCTTCAAGCACCATGAATGCATGTTGTCCTTTTTCGCCCTTAATATCGTTCACGTACTCTTGGAGCTTTGCGAATGCTGTATCAGTCAGAGTACCGCCTTTGATCAGAATGAGCAGGGGAGTGTGTCTGCCTTCATCGAAATAGCGGTTATTGAGTTCTTCAGCTTTTCGGCTGCCATCTACTCCGAGTATCTGACCGACCCATCGTATCTCACCGTAAGATTTTGTACCGATCGCAAACTCCATGATCTCGCAAGCATGGTACTGAGGATCTAGCACTTGACCTTCTTTTAAGTAGTTGCCATCACGCTTATCCATGATCCGGGGATCACCAATTTCTTTGAAGTAGACCGTGTTATTTCCGATAGTCTGCTTATACTTACAGAACCGTCGCTTCCGGGTCTCGATACGATCCTTAAACTGGAATGTTACATCTACATAATCACCCATAGGTGCGGTTTTCCGAATACTATCGTTTTCCCTGATAAACACAATACCATCGACCTCATTATCAAGGTTGCGTAAAACCTCAAGGTATGAAATACCGTAAGTCTCTCGGGCTTCTACGATATGCTCAAATACTTTTTTGGGATCCATATCCATGTTGAGCAGACTAATGACTTCCTCGGCTTTTGTAAACTCAGCTATCATTTCAGGTGTTTCTTCTTCGTCTACTTTATATTTAACACCTATCCCGAACCCTGCGACATTGGATTTGTACGCCTTGATACACTGTGGAAGGATAGAAGACTTTGATACTAAATTCTCCAATCCGTTCATTTCAAACGTTGGATTCAACCATTCAGAGGACGCGAAACCCTGCTTTGAATCGGTGAGTTGCTCTGAGGTTCTCCCTTTCTCAACCGCTTTAGATTCCGCTTTGATTAAATGAGCTTTCACCCCTGATACTTTCTTCGACATTGGTTTGCCTCCTCTCCTTGTATTCCGGTCCGCAAATAGGGCTATATTGACATGGATACTCACCATTATCTATACAGCTTTCACAACCCGCACAGCCATGATAAGCGTCTATCAGCTTCTGCATTTTTTGAAATGAACGCTTCCATTTGTATTCATAGGTTTTGGTTAAATACCATAGATATAGCCGCTTGATCATAGATTCCATTGCTCCCTTTTTAAAATAGCCTCCGACTCGCAAGGTGATTTAAGCCACCCACTCTCTCATTTCCCTCATCCAGAGTATATCCAGTTCTCACCGCTATACACTAATCGGGCTGTTTTGCTCGGTAACCAACCATTAACGCCGGAGGCTCTACTCAACGGCTTATCTGCTCCCGAACCTCTTCTGCTTGCTGCTCAAGCTCTGCAAGGCGTTCTGTGTCCTTGTCTGTACCCTGCCCTGTTTGTATCGCTCTCATTGGTCTGACTGATTTACGGTCTATCTCGTCAAGTTCAGCTTGTAGTTCTTTGATGGACGCAGGCAATTCTACCTCTTTGCTTTTGGTTA